ATGTACTTTGAATCGCAGTGCGAAATATCCATAGCCAGTCAAGAACTCCTACTGGCTTTGGATTCTTTCGATGACATAGTTTATCTTCCAAGAGGACCAGTCCAATCTGTAGAAGATATTAGCTACGCAGACTCAGAAAACAATCAAGATTCAATGGCTGACTGGATAGAAGACCTAGTGTCTAACCCTGCAAGAATTACCCCTGCCTTTGGGCAATCATGGCCAGCAACCGCAGAAGTGGTGAATGCTGTTCAGGTCAGTTACACCACAGGCTACACCACCCCTAGTATGGTGCCTAAATTGCTGAAATCTGGGATGTTGTTCTATGTGGCCCATCTCTATGAAAACCGATCAGCGGTCACAGATGGTGACCTTAAAGAAGTTCCTATGGCTGTGGAATCTATCATCCAACAGTACACCTCAGGGATCTACCACTAATGCGCCCAGGACTATTGCAGTATAGGGTGGAGATTCAGCAATCAACATCTACAAGTGATGCCATGGGTCAGCCTGTAAACACTTGGAAAACCACTCAAACACGCTGGGCAGGTGTAATGCCACTCACATCCAGAGAAGGATTCTTTGCAAAATCAGTCAGGCCAGAACTTTCCCACCGGATCACCCTACGATGGTTTGATGGTTTAGAGCATGGCCACCGCATCAAAATGGATGCGAGAATCTTTGATATTGCATCCATAATTAATGTGGATGAAGGCAACCATACTTTGCAGGTGGACTGTGTTGAGGTGGTGAGCTAATGAGCAAACTAGATAAATCACTTTTGATTAAGAAGGGCAAGGTTTCAATAGAGGGTCTAGATGCCCTGCTGCAAACCTTCAAAGATTTAACGGGTGGGAAGAGTGATGGCAAGCTGGTTTCAGCCATGCGCTATGCCTTGCAGCCCTTGCAAAAGCAAGTCAGGGCAAATGCACCCAAACAAAGAAGCAATAAAAATAAGTCTGGTAGAACTGGCCTACTTAGAAAATCAATTGCAGTTAAGGCTAAAAAGTTTGGCAGGGGAAGTAAAAAGAAAATATTAGGACTGGTAGGACCAAAGTTTAGTACATCGATCACATTAAAAAACGGTCTTAAAATTGAACCTTTTCGCTATGCTCACTTAGTGGAAAGAGGCGCAGCATCACACACAATTTCACCAAGGCGCAAAGAAAAACAGAAAAGCTTTGTGGGTCCAGTTATGCCTGGCAGATTTAAAAGCTGGCAGCATCCTGGTGCAACAGCAAAACCATTCATGAAGACTGCACTTGCTGCTGCTGGATCACAGATATTCAATAGATTCTCAGAAAAGATGGCTGAAATTATCTCTAAAATAGGGGTAAAGAAATGATTGAAGCTGATTTTTATTCCTACCTGACTGGTGAAGGATCTATCACAGCACTGCTGGGAACTAGGATCTATCCAGATGCCAGCCCGCAGAATGCACTGTTGCCACTTTTGGTATATGAAAAAACATCTGTTGATCGGCAGTTGACTTTGCGTGGGGCAACAGGTGTCTGCACTGCCAGAATCACCTGTGACATTTTTGCTACAAGCCGTACAGTTTGCGAATCGATAGTGGAATCAATTAGACTAAGGGTAGATGGGTTTCAGGGAAACTGGGACACCACTTACATCCACCAGTCTAGATTAGATTCTGAGGATGTGGGGTGGGATCTAGAATCTGCAAAGGATACTGGGATCCACCGAGCAACGATTGATGTGGTGGTCTTATTTACTGAAACTGTAACCGACTTTTTTGGAGGCTAAACTATGGCTGTTCAATCTACTTATGGTGTTACCCTTACTGCTGGTTCTGCTGTTGCTGAGGTGATATCCATCACTCCACCAGTTAGCAAAATTGGTTCGATTCAGGTGACTAACCTAAGCACATCTAATCAAGCTCATGAATTTATAGCTGGATTAGAGGATGCAGGTGAAATGAGCTTTGAATGCAATCTGACCTCTGCGAATTTTGCTGCATTAAATGCAATCGCAGTAGCCAGAACGGAATCAGCTTTTGTAATTGCAATTCCTGCACCCATATCTTTTTCAGTTACTGTTAATGGATTTATCACTAGCAGGGGTATTAGTTCCATTGCTGTGGGTGATGAGCTTATTAAGTGTACTTTCACTGTCAAAGTCTCGGGTATTTGTTACCCAGACTAATTAGGAGCTTTTCAATATGGCTTTATCTCGATCACAGATCCTTGCTAAAAAAGACAACTTGCCTAGGCAGGAAGTTTTGGTACCCGAGTGGGAAGGATCTGTTTGGGTCAGAAGTCTGACAGTTGGTGAACGAGACAGCATAGATAACGAATTCAATTCAGCACGAACTAAGGGTAAAACCCCTGACAACCTTAGAGCAAGGATGTTAATCAAGGGGTGCTGCGATGAATTAGGAAAACCGTTATTCACAGAAGCTGACATAGCAGAAGTGAATGTGTTACCTGCAACGATCCTTGAAAAGATCTTTGATGCGATCTTGAAGATTAATCGCATAGGTGCAGGTGCAGTAGAGGATGCGGAAAAAAACTAAGGGAAAGCCCATCGAGACTATTTTTGTTTCGATTGGCTGGACACTTAAAGAAGATGGTAAGCGAGATTGAGCAGGAGATGAGCCACAGTGAAATGATGGAGTGGGTGGCATTCTCTAGGATTGAACCCATAGGGGATGCGCGATTAGATTTCTTAGCTGGCAGCATGCAGCACACCCAAGTGGCTTGCACCAGCACCAGCAAACACAAGTTATCTGATTTTATCCCTGACTGGTTAGGTGAGAGAGCAGAGCAGAAACAAACCCCAGCACAGTTGGCAGCGATGTTAGGTGGGTTAGTTACTAAGAAAAGGAAATAGACATGGCAGATACAAGTCTAGGTAGAGCCAGTCTAAGTGTTACAGCAGATTTATCAAATTTTGTGCAGGGCATAGAAAAAGCTTCCCACAAATCATTAGAGCTTGGCAATAGTTTTGCTGGTGCAGCCAGTGCAAGCAACAGAATAACAACTGCAACCGAAAAGCAATGGGGAGCATTAAACCAATTGCAAAGGGCAGCTATTTTTAATTTAGCTACCCAAAAATCTAACAACATTCAAACAGACATTGCCACCAGAAAACTAGAACTTCAAGCAAAGCAAATGATGATTGATTCGGGGGCTGCTGCAAAGCTTGCCAAGGAATTATCAGCATTAGAAAAAGCTGAAAAGAAATTAGCAGATGCAGAGGAAAAAATTAATGTTGCTGCTGGCAGGGGAAGCCCTGCAAAAGAAAAAGCCAAGACAACTTCCAAGGCTGCTGGTGGGGGAATGAAGCTTACAGATATGTTGGGAATTGGTTTTTTCACTGCTGCATTCACCAAAGTTTTTGATGGGGCAATGGCTTTAGTTAAAAGCATTGCTACTGGGGTTATTGATTTAGGTGCAAAGATAATTGAATCAGGTTCAAAGTTTCAAGAGTTGGATAGGCGATTATCATCAATGACAGGGTTTGCAGGTTTGGCAACAGGATTGCAAACCATCATGAAGGCTGGCCCCAGTGCAAGCTTTACTGCATTGGGAGAAGCTGCAACCCGATTGGCTGCCCTAAAGTTTAGACCTGATGCAATTCAAGGTTTGATTAAGAACTTTAATACCTTGGGGGTTGCGCTTGGAAATCCCGAAAAGATATTGGCATTAATCACAGACAAGATTGCAGATATGGTTGCAGATGGTGGGGCAACCATGGCATCCCTTGGGAAATTATCAGAGGAAGGAATTCAAGTTTTTGAAGCCCTTGCAATATCCATGGGGGTTTCTGTTGATGAAGCCAAAAGAAGAGTTGCCCAGGGTTTAGTAACTGTTACCCAAGCAACCCAAGCAATTTCAGATGCTGCAAATATGCCAGCCATGCTTGCTGCTGCTGAAGCTTCTGCCAATAGTTTTAGTGGAATCTGGAACAGGGTTACCAATAATATTGAAGTTCTATTTCAAAATATTGGCGTGAGTATTTTAAAGGGTTTTGGTTTGGTTGCAATGGGTGGAACTATTACAGATTTCTTTGATTCATTATTTAAAAAGGCTGAAGAGTTAGAACCCTTATTCATGAAAATTGGGGCTTTTGTTTCAACTACAATTCAACTTATTACTGAAAATATTACATCTTTAATTAATGAATTTATTGTGTTTACGGAAGAAATGACAATTGATGAAATGATTGAATCAGTTAGAAATGCAGCTAATAAAATGCTGGAAGATTTAAAGCCAATGATTGATGCGCTTTCAACGATCATTGGATTCACTGTTGATTTTATCAGGGTTGGGGGAACTGCTTTAAAATCTGGAAATGGTTGGGCTAACTGGATTCAGAATAATATTCTTGACCCTACTTCAGATGCCATTGCAGGAACTGTTAATTTTGTTGCATTGCAAGGGGAATGGTGGGATGGAATTCAAACCATTGGCAATTCTGCAAACATTTCAGCAGATGGTGTTAACAACCTTGCAGGGGCTTTGGATCTTGCAGCGCAGAATGCCCAAAATTTAGTTGATACAAGTTCTAATGGAATTGGGGGAGATTTTGGAGCAGGGGCAAACATGAATGATATGTTGCAACCTGCATCTGGTGGGGGTGGAACTTGGCTAAGTGCAATTGAAGAGGAAGCCCAATTAGCTGCAATGGAACTTGCAGACTTTGACAAACAATGGGCAGAACTTAATGCAAATGTTAATAAGCCTTTATTAGATGAAAGACCATTATGGCAAAAATTCTTGGATGAAAATTTAACCCCATTGCAAACTTATCAGAATGAAATTGCAAAATTAAATATGATGCTGGATGGATCAGACCAAGGGTTCCAAGCTTTTGCAATTGGTTCAGCAGGTGCATTGGCAAAGCTTAAATCATCCATGGGAATATCTGGGGAACCTAAATTTGCAAATGCAATAACTAGAGGCAGCGCAGAAGATTTTAAAGCTACCATAGATATGCAATCTAAAAATAAAGATGTGCAACAGGAAATTAAAGAGTTGATGGCTTTGGCAAATCAGATGCAAGCAGAGCAATTAGAAGAACAAAAGAAAATTGCAAAAGCAATATTGGCGCAAAGGCCAGCCCAAGTTTTGGCATTCTGTGGGCCAGTCTAAGGGGGAACCATGGCAATAGATTTATTTGAAGAACTTTGGAATGAAAGAAAAGCAACCCTTGATAAAAGTTTTCAAAACACTTTTACAAGATCTTTTATTGTTCATACCGATACAGTAGAACAATCTGATATTTCAATTTATGATGCAATTTATGCTGATGCAAGTTGCCCCCAAATTGGTGATTTATACCCAGGAGATGATGACAGTTATGCCCAATCGGTAAACATCAATCCAGAAGCTGATGACCCGCAAACTTGGAAAGTGGTAGTTGAGTATTCAAGCAATCCCGATGCAGCCACAAATGCAGCTAATGGGAGCAGCCCACCCGCAAATGTTGAAACACAAAACCAAGGGCAGAAACCAGAAGATAGGGAAGCCAACCCAACCTTAAGACCACCAGATTTTAGGGTTACCTTTATAAGCTTTCCAGAAGTGTTAACCAATCTTAGGAATTCTGCAGGTGATCCTTTTGTTCCCCCTGTTACCATTGAAAGATTTAGGCCAGTGTTCACCATTGGTTGCAATGTTTCAACGATTAATGCTTATGATTTAGCAACCTATATTGGCAAGGTTAATAATGCAACCAATACTTTTGTTACTGGAACAGGTTGCACTTTAACCATTACAGATAAAACCGGAAAAATTAAGGGCATAGGAACAGAACTAATTCTTGAAGGTTCTTATCAATATTGGCGTTTGACCTATGAAATAGAAATTAACACCACAGAAACAGATAACGAAATTACTGGCTGGGATATGTATATTAGAGATCAGGGTTATAGGATTAAGAAAGATAATGGTGAATTGGTAATGGCAACCAGTGGGGGAAATGTGGTTTCAGTTCCGATTGATTTAGATGGCCAAGGAAAAAAGAACCCTGTAAATGATGATCCGCAATATATTTTATTTACTGCTGCAACTGTTTACGGTGAAATTAATTTTGCAACTCTACCAGGATTAGGATTCTTTTAATGCCACCACCAGTAGGATTTGATTTTGAAACAGCCAAGGAAATTTTAAGGCTGGTTAAGAAAAATAAGAATGGATCTTTAAACAGACCCATTGATTCAGAAAGCCCCAGCCTTAATAACCCGCAAATGGTTATTGCCTTTGTAAGTTCAAGTGTTTTAACAGTTTATAATGATGATTATAAATTATTTAGAATCCCAAATGCAATGATGGTTCCATTTAATACAGGCATAGAAGATACAAATGGAAGATTGGTTTTTGGTAATTCAAATGATATTGGGGAAATTCAAACAGGTGTTGAAGCAATTATTGGAATGCCAGTTATTAATGAAAATTATATTACAGCACCAAGAATATTTGCAGGGCATTATTTAGGGGTTATTACTGGTTATAGTCAAGAAGATGATGCAGATTTTGAAAAGCCAATTGTTTTAATTTTATATCCTCACAATGTTTTATTTGGGGAATCAGACCCAATAACAGTTGTAACAAATGTTACTTGCACCCCTGAAGGAATCCAACTACAGACAGCGCAATTTGTAGCAAGTGATTATGATTCAGCAGTTATCACAAGTTTCTTGGGGCTTAATGATACCCCTGCATCTTATTCAGCACAGCAAAATAGGGTTGTTAAAGTTAATGCCAATGCAGATGGTTTAGAGTTTGGGGTTAACAATGATACAGTTCAAGCAGAGATTTCAGACTTGCAAGCAGATGTTGCCCAATTGTTATCTGATGTTGCAGCCCTTCAATCTGATGTTACAACCTTACAATCTGATGTTTCAACTTTGCAATCTGATGTTTCAACTTTGCAATCTGATTATGTAACCCTTGAAGCTAGAGTTACAGCATTGGAATAATTATGAAATTTAAAACATCAAATTCATTTTTATTCATGGCTAATATTAGCATTCAAGATAATTTGTTTTTACTTGGAATAGGAATACCACTTAACACTATTAGGCAAGTAACCTTTTCGCCAGATACAGGCGTTAACAATACAGGCGCAAAATTAATGCCTGATGGAATAATTAATGGCAAAATCTATTTTGCAAAAGTTCTTATTGATAATCAAAATTATAACGCAAAATTATTTTTAACAAATCAAAATGCAATTGATGAAGTTGAAGAATTTGTTTTTACAGATGAAAACTTAGATGGGTTTTACCGATGTTTTATGAGTAGTATTTTTACTACTCATAATTTAAAAATGCCATGCGTTGAAAGAGCATCTGCAGATGTGGAAGATATGTTTTGTTGCCCACCAGCCTTAGAAGTAATTACCACAATCCCAGAATACTTAACTTTGGACACAGGTTCAGAAGATGATTCAGGTGATTACTATTTGGCGCATTATAAAGTTATGAATGCTATACCTTTTTGGGTTCCCCCTTTAGGTAAGCAACCAGCAAACCTTGCCTACAAAAGCAGAAACCAACCATTTGAAGCTATAACTAGGATGCAAGCTAATATCTACCAAGGCCCAGGAATGAATGGAACCATAAACCAGTTATATACTTTGGCTTGGGAAATTTTAACAGATGCAGAAATTGTAGATTATGAACTAACTGGGAATGTAAGATTAAAAGTTCTTTGCACTGTTTTTGCACTGGTTCCAGATAATGCACCAGCGCAACCAGACCCAGGTTTAAAAACCATTCAAGAATATTATTCTGATTGGGTTGATAAAAATGATTTTGATTATTCTGGAACTTGTACCATAGTTGATAATGCAGATGAAGATTTTATGGCCCCTAGTGTTATAGGTTATTATGAAACCCCTGCAGGTTTACCTATTCCGCATACTGTTGATGTTAGTCCTAGTGCAACTTTTGTTGTTATGCCAGAAACAGTTCAACTTTATATGCCAGATGCAGTATTTAGAACTCCCGAAGGGGATATTGAATTAGGAAACATTGATGAGGTATTAAATTATAATGAGGTTTTAGGTGGTTATTATTCTGATGTTAAAGAACATTATTTAATACAAGGAAGGTATTATTTACCATTTGTTTTTTATCCCACTGTTGAATCTGAAAACCCAACTGCCCCAAATAGAATGGGTATAGGTTTTGGTAATGGTGGGATTAATTCTCAAATTGCTGAAATTGGTATGGGTTTAGATTATTCCACAGAAACTAATCCTGATTCATATGGCCATGCCCCACCACTTTATTTTACTAATGACATTGAAGAAAGGGGGCCATTTGTTGGAAGCTTATCAGATGCAGGAGCTGGCTATGGGGGGATATTTTCTGGGCTTGATCATGGAAAACCTTTTATAGATTCAAGAGCAAAAGTAATTAATAATTCTACTGCTGCAGCAAGTGAAATTACTGCTGGTGGGCATATCATTGGGATTGATGTAGTTCTTAGTGGTTCTGGTTATTTGTTTCCCCCCACTGTTTCAGTTTATAATTCTGATGTGGAATGCTTTGCAACTTTAGGTGAAGGGGAATTTGAGGGAAAGGTGATTTCCGTAACTGTTACCAACCCTGCAACAAATAGTTATGGTAATAATGTGCAAATTTTTTTTAGCCCACCCCCCCCTTCTTATTTTGAATTGTCAGAAAAAAACAATGTAATGAATTTATATTTTAGTGGATATCAAAGCTATTTTAAACCTTTAGTTGGGGGGAATTTATTTGATGGATTTTACAATGATACCACCCAACATTTTTATAAAAATAATTCATATTACATAACATCAAACCACCCTGATGCTTTTATTTCTTCCTTAGATGAACTTGAAACCCCAACTATTGATGAAGAAATATGAACATAACACAAAATGCAGTAAGCTTTATAATTACTGGAACTAACTTTAATACTAGAGCAGGGGCAAACCTTGTTTATTTAAGTTCTGGAACTGCAAAAGTAACTGCCCAAACTTCAACCCAGCTAACTATTACTTTTTTAACCCAGCCAAATCTTGGCCCATTGTATGCAGTAATTAAAAACCCAAGGAAAAAATCTGCAAAAGTTAGGGTTGCAACAGTAGTTGCAGGTATTGTAGTTACCCCTAATTCAGATAACAGGGCAATTACTGCAACAACTTTGGTTATTGCTGGAACTGGATTTAGTGCAACTGCCAATGAAAACACAGTTGTTTTCAATCATGGTGCAATTGGTACAGTTACCAGCGCAACCACAACAGAATTAACAGTAACTTTTTCAACCCAACCAACTTCAACCGGATCATTAACCGCAGTGGTTGCAGTTAGTAGTTCAAATGGAAATTCTGGTTCCCCAGTGCAGGTTGCAACTATAGTTGCTGTTGCAACAGTTACTGAAAATTTAACTGTAATGCCAAGGAATGTTAGATACCTTTACAATGCAGGGCCACCACCTACAATTTCATATTTTACCAGACCTTTTATAATTTCTGGCACAGGCTTTGATCCAATAGCAAATGCAAATATTTTAACATTTAACAAAGCTGCAGTTGGCACTGTTACAGCAGCAACTGCAACAGAATTAACAGTTGAATTTGCATTGACTACACCATTCCATACTACTAATTACCCTACTTCTAATGGTGCTTTAACTTGCAATGTTGAATCATTTGGTGCGGTTTCTAACACTGCAACCATTGCAACAGTTATTGCCAATGCAATTAGATTTATACTAGATGAAAATAATCCTTTATTTTATTTTGATGAAGCCCTTAGATTCCAGCCCCAAGCTGGGCCAGAATTATTTGATTTTGGTGGAGAATTAGATCCAGTTAAAATAATTCAACCTAGCATTAGTGAAAATAATGCAAGTGGATCATTTGAAGTTCATAAGCCAGGTGTTTTAAATGTTGATGTTGTAAGTTTAAATGGTTATGGGGATGGGTATTTTGTTATCTATTATTATGAACACATATCTGGTTACACTTATGAAGCACCAGTTGTAATATTTGATCATACCGGCCCATATGGAAATAGTTGGTCAACCAGTTCTAGCAATTCTTTTAATGTTTTAATTAATGATGTTGTTGTTGTTCATTGGAATTTTGAAGAAATTGGGGAAACCAGTCTTCAAGAAATTATGATCAATGCTTATTTTGACGATTAAAAGGAAGGCTAAATGGTTATTCACTTTGAATTGCATCCTTCATGGACTCAATCTCTACTGTTTGGAGATGCCATCAGAGCTGGTGTAAGCTTAGGGAAGGATAATCACTGGCATTATAACGGAATTACTGGACTTTGGGTGGTTTCAGGTGGATTCCTAATCATTGAAATCATCGAAAAGCCATGTGATATTGAACCCAGTTTGATCAGGGTAACTATCCGGCAGATACAAGGCAGATTAAAGCAGGAGAGGAAATCTAAAAATGGCAAGTGAAGTCAATTTCACACTGGATCAAGGGGCCACTTTTACCCAAACCCTTATCTATAAGGACTCGGATGGTGAGCTGGTAGACCTCACTAGCTACACTGCAAGATCCAAAGCTCGCGCATCCTTAGAATCAAATGTGGTTATCTGGAATCTAACCAACGGCAATGGCATCACCTTAGGTGGGGCAACTGGTGAAATAACCCTGACACTCTCTGCAGCTACTACTGCTGATTATGAACCAGGCGCAGTCTATGTTTACGATCTAGAGATAGTGAACGGATCAACTGTCACCCGACTGATTCAAGGTCAGGTCACTGTCAATGGTGAGGTAACCCGATGAGTGATCAAATACTTATTCAAAATCCTGACCAGCTTGAGGTTATCAATCAGCCCTCACTCTTAATAGAAGCTGCACCCAACCGGATCACTTTAGACCCTGCACCCATCGTGGTGGTAGAAGATAAACGACCTACCCTAGAGATCTACCTGCATGGGCCTAGAGGCTTAAAAGGCGATCAAGGTGATGCTGGCGCAGGTGGGAATAACTACACCGAATTTAGAGACCTAAATGATGTGCTGTTGGTGA